TCATCAGAAATTTCATTGGCTCCTGTGACAGCCATGCGAATGACATCTTTAATTAAAGCAATGTCATCATAATCTTGTTTTTTATTTTGAGACTTTTTAATTAAGTCTTGTATTTTAAAAACTTCGTTTACAGTTAATTTTTTAACTTGAAGTTCTTCACCCATAAAATCTACTTTTTCAGTGATACTTTTACCAACTAAATGTTTCATAACTTATCCTTAATCTAACTTATCTTCTTCTGTAAATAATTTTTGGTTATTTGCCTGAAAATCATCTAACATTTTTCTTACTGTATGCAATACAGAAAGAGTTTCTAAACATTGTTTTCCTTCGTATGAATTATCTTCAAAGTCTTTAAATCTTTCAAAACTTTTACGAATACTAATATCTACACTTCGCCGCATATGACGAAAAGTAGTACGCATAACAAATGCTTTACTAAACGGTTTATCTGTCATAATATCTCTCTTTATAAAAGGAAGCCCCCTAAAAGAGGACTCCCTATAATTAATTTACGGTAAAGTTGCAGGGCCAAAGAAGTCTGATTGTGCCGACAACGTAACAGTAGCAGTAGTAGCATCTGTTAGTGCAGGGTTAACCAAAATTGCTTCAATCTTACCTTTAAAGTAAAATTCTGTGTTACCATAAGTTAAAGCCGCAGCAGAACTATTAGTACTTGCTGCTAAAGTTGTGGCTTGTGTACACATCATAAAGCGGAAGTAAACTTCGGTTCCAACAAGTGTATGAAATGGTGTCATATCACTTGCAACGTAGTTTACAGTAACTTCAAGAGTCGGTGCGTCAGCTTGACCTTGAATTTGTGATGATGTGTTTTGTCCGTAAACTGGTACGTTTACAATATTTGCAGGTGTACCAATTGAGGGAAATTCACGAACTGAAGGCATACGTTTAATATCTGAGTTGTTTGCAGTTATAAACAATCCAGCGTAGCCTGTAGCAGTTTCGGCTGACGGGTTAACACTCCCGTCATAGATATCAAGGTATGAAAAAATACCTGAACCTAGTGATGCAATATGCGTCATTATTATGCTCCATATAGTTTAAATGGTATTACGTATCTTGCGCTATAAAGCGCTTTATTAGATGGGTCTAGCCCTTCCACATTCAAATAGGATGTTCCAAGCTCTGTTCCATTAGTTAATTTTTTATTTTGAAGACTTATATCTAGAATATCTGAAATTGCCATAATTCTAGCTTGTCCTTCACCTGCTTTAACAAAAATTTTAACAGCTACTAAGCCATCAATTTCTTTATTACCACCATGTGCATAGTGCTGACTGTTGCTAGGTAAGACGTTTAACCTACAAAACTCGTTTTGGTTAGAAATAGTACCTTGATAATTATCAGGATAAATATTTATATTGTTAACCGTCCAAGTACTTGCAGCAAATACAGCTTCAATATCTTGTAATACACTATCATACATTATTGAGCCTCCTTAGTTAAGATGGCTTCAATTGTAAAGTTATTGTCTGTGTAATCAATAATATTGTAAACCTTAGAACCAACGGTTAATACATCATAAACAGATATATCAACCCCTGATTTCATAAGTGCTGTAATTGTAAAACCTTCTCCAGAGGGTTTCTGTGCTGATTGAATTATAACATCAACAGTTTGACTAGTAATTGTACTAACTGTTTGTCTTGTTCCAAAATCATAATTAGAAACCGCCTTTGTAGAGAGTGTTCCTTGTTTAACTAAATCACCTGCAGCAGTAAAAGCCTTATTAACGGCAGTTGTTACTTTTGCAGAAAGAGACATTAGTTAGCCCTCCACCAACTTGAACCTACACCATAAGAACCTCTACGAATAAGAGGCTTTATGGGTTTTAACACAAAAGCAGGTGTAATAGAAATTCTAGTTACATCATTATTAGAATCAGATAAGCTAATGCTACCGACACTAATGCTTTCGAAGGTTTGAGTAGTTTGAGCTAAAACATCTTCATTATTTAACAAATGTAAAGCTTGTTCATAAACAGCAATCTTTACTAAATCGGGTATTTCTGAGTTACCAAAAGTAACATCCATACCTAATCGAGCATCATAGTACATTGCGTTTTTACGAGGCCAAGCCAAAGCTTGTGAAGAGCTAATAGCAGAACCAATCCAAGAGTGATTGTCAATAATTTGTGTAGCAGTTACCAGTGCTTCATCTTTTAAATCGTTTGATGCACTATTCCAATTAGCAGCATCAATTCGAGTTTCAAAATAATTTTCAGCGTTAGCCACTGTTACATAACTATTAGTATTTAGAACTAAAGCCATTAGCTCCTCCTAATTATTATGAGTGGAAGATAGGCAGAATACCCAAGTTAAGAGCAGACATTTTGCGAGTCCAAGATGCGGCAGCATAAAAGTTTGCGTTTGTTGCAAATGCATTTGTAGCACCTGACCAATCGTAACCCATTGGATGCATAATAAAGCCATAACGATACCAAATGTTAGTTGAACCACCACCTGTATATGCAGCTGCATTACGGTCTACTTCAACTGGAGTTGGAGTATTTACTGGTGCAAAAGTTACGGCTCCTGGCTTTACTACAAAAGTACATTTTGTAGATTGTGCATTTAAGTCATTTGAAGCACCTGCTTGCCATTGTTGAGCACGAGTCATAACCAAACGGAACTTACCACCAAAGATAGTGTTGAAGTTTAAGTTACCATCAGTAATAGTTGTTTCGTCTACTAAGTTAGCAGAACGCATTTCAGCCATAATTTCAGGTGAGGTTACAAGATACATAAAGTCCGGCTCGTAGTCTTTAAAGCCCATTCCGATAGATTGGAACAAACGCTCACCACGAGAAGCACCTGTAGCAGTTGAATCAAACAATTTACGTTTATCAGAAGCACCAGTTGCAGCAGCGCCGAAAACACCTAAAGCATTAACGTCAACAAAGTTACCAGTAGCAGCAGCGTCAGCGTCTGTATCATAAGCGATAAGACCACCGTTACCTGAACCACCTTTGTCACCAAGAGCAACTTCGTTAGCTGCTACACCTTTAAGTACGTTCATAAGAGCAGTACCTTCGTCATCACCACGTACTTGTGCAAAGTCACGAGCAATTTTAGCAAGACCATCTTGCTTTGATACTACTTCTTGCATGTTTACTTGCTGCGCACCAAATGTACGAACAGTTTTAACATAGTTGGCAATGTCGGTTGTGATATCTGTATAAGTACCGTCTGTTGCAGAAGCTAAAGATGCAACGTTAACGTTTGCAGCTAGTGGCTTGTAGTAACGGAACTGACCAATAAAAGATTCGCCATCGGCGTTAATATCGTCACGCTGTCCAACAATACCTGTTGAGTTTAGTTTCTTTTCAGTTGTATAAGCTTCGTCAGCATAAGCTGAAATAGCGAGAGCTACATTTTGAAAATCTGTGTTTGTAATAGCCATAATTATTTATCCTTATTTAACTATTATGTTAATATGTATAACTTCCAAGTTGACCTTTAGAGGCCAACGCTAAAACTTCTTCTTGTGTCATCTGAGACAAACTTTTCTTTTCAGAAGTGTTTGGAGTTCCTGCAGAGTTTGTTGTACCAGCACCAGAATTTGCTTTAACACGAAATAAAAATGAATTATCTTCATTCTTAGAATAAGCGACAATAAAGTCTTGAATAGACGAACCAGTTTTGTGAACCCATGCACCATTCTCATTTTGAACAAGTTGCTCAACAATATCACGTTGTGCCATTTGACGACTACGCTCATTACGAAACTCTAAAGAACCTAGTTGTCCATTTACAACATTGTCACGATTGAGTTTAGTATTTTCTTCTTCAAAGACTTTTAACTTAGCATTAGCTTCTGCTAATTTCATCTCTAAAGCTTCTTGTAGTTTACCATCTTGCTCTAAGCGCTCAATTTCTGCTTGCTTTTTAGCTTGCTCAATTTCAGCGGCTTTTTTAAGGGCTTCGTCACGCTCTTTAGACATTCTATCCATATTAGATTTCATCTGTTGTAAGCGCTCTTGCACCACTCTTTCTACTGGATCAACTTCAGTTTCTTCTTGTGGTGCTTCGGGTTTTTGCTCAATATCTTCTTGAGCAGTTGTATCTACTGTTTCTATTTCTTCAATTACTGTATTTTCTTCACTCATAATTTTTCCTTTCAAGCACAGCTTGATGTGTAATGTTTTGTGTCACAGACACATTAAAATAAAGCTCATAGGCTATTACAAATATTCTATGGGCCAATGCCATACCAGTCCTCTCCTTCTTTAATAGGAGCTAGTATGTCTTTTCGAGTAATCTTATTAGGAGGGTCAATGAGACCCAACTCTTTAGCTCTAGCTAAGAGTTCATTGTAAGATTTTCTTGAAAGACCTTGTCTGCGCATTTCTCGTAAGGTCTTCCTAATAGTATCACCTTCAAGAGCATCAGCATAGATGGTTCTTAAAGCAGTTTTAGCACGATTTGCTTCACTAATATTAGTAAAAAACGCATCGTGGATAGTTGCAGAATCAACATTATTCTTTCTAGCCCAATCATGGAACTTACGAACAATTACAGCATCGTTGCTGTGATTCCCATTAACACCTAATCCAATACTAGCACGATTAACAGAATTTTTTCCTAAGAGTTTTCCGTCTTCCGCACTACTTTCATAAATGTTAGAAATTCTACGACCTGAAACAGGATCAGTAAAATCTATACGCTCTTGCGGCTTAGGCCGATATCTTTGCGTCATTATTTTTCCGTCAAATGTAACCCAAGGTATATCTACTTTTTGAGTTTCATTAACGTAAACTTTAGCTACTTGCTTCCAATAATTAATAAATTTATCAGTAACAGGCGCTCTTTGTGAAAGATTTTTGGACATAATCCTAGAAACTTCCGCAAATTCTTTTGGCCCAATTATCCCTTTTCTAGAGTTAGTTAGGCGTCTAACAAAGTCAGCAGTATCAGGGTGTATATCAGCAGCTTGTTTTAATAAGTCTCTACCAACAGGTTCATTCTTATTAATTAACTCTACTAATTCGTCTCTGAATGATTGTAATTCAGAAGCTACACCAACTGCATTTTCTCTTTTAGCAATTTTTATTTTACCATCAATAATTCTTAATTGTTCAGACAAATTACCTTTAGTGACAGTTATAAAACCTCGATCGTCTAATACTTTAGAAAGTTTAGCAGCTACATTAGATGTTTTTGTTGCTGCACCCGCACCATAAAATGATACCATGTTTTGAGACTTTGCAGCTTTAGCAAGGTCTTCCCAAGTAAGATTAGCGTCTCTAAGGGCAGGTATTTTTAAAAACTCTGGATCATTAACTGTATCCATTGCTACAAGGTCATATAGTCTGTTCTTTTGTTTAGTTGCAAGCACATTAGAAGCTTCAGCTATCTTTCTATCACCTGTAGATAAAGCAATAATTTGAGCTCCACTAGAGGAAGCATCGTTTTCAATCATTAACCTTGTTCTATAAGAGGTAATTGGTCTACCTTGTTTCAAGTGTCTATTAATGCGAGCATATTCTAAAGCCATTCTAGACATTTTAGCAACTTCTGCACCTTCTAATCCTCTAATTAAAGGATGCTCTAAAAATTGTCTTAGTCTTCGGTCTCGTTGAGTTTTAGACATCATTATTTCACCAAGCTCAATAATATTTTCCTTATTTCTAGAAAATATAGATCTACGACCTGCTTGAGTTAAAGCTTCAGTTCCTGGGCCAATCATAGCGCCAATTTGAATTTCTAATTCGTCTAATGCACCTTGATTCATATAAACAGATTTACCTGAATTAAGAAATGGCCTTACAAGTTCTCCACCTGTAGGTGTTAAATAACCCCTGTGATAAATACGACCACGAGAATCAATAAATGCTTGAGTTCTAAAATTTTTATTTCTTTGGGCATGATATTTAGCAGTAGCCATAAGACCATAGCCCTGTTCACCACGATTTAATATTTCATGACGAAATTCATTAATACCGTCATAATATTTAGAATTACCTCTTGGATCTCTAAATCTAGTAATATCATCCATAAAATTAAAAAATTCGTTATCAACAGCGTATTCAACATCCATAACATGGTTAATGGTTTTTGCTAATCCTCGATCTATTTGCTTTTTATCATAATCAGCAAATTTATCTCTAGAAATTAAAGGAATACCTGTATCATTACCTCTAGCATCAAAAAAAGTTTTACTGTTAGCCTTTACGTAAAGACGATCTCTTTCGCTAGTAACACCTAATCTTCGTGAAATAGTTACTCTACGCTCTGCTTCTTGAAGTTTAATTAAATCTTTATTAACAACTATAACTTCTCTAGATATAGTATCTGCCCAACCGCCAGAAGCCCTACCTGTATCAAGATCAATAACACCTCGACGAGTTTTACCTCTAAATTGAACTTTTATATAACCTTGATCTTTAAAAAATT